GTGTAGGCCACATAATCGGGTCGGTAATCATGGTAATAGCGTCGCCAGCAAGCTCCGCCGAACCGGAAGAGCGAGACATTACATCCTTTGCGTATGCTCTGCGCTTTGCAAGCATTTCGTTTCGCTCTTGCCTTATTTGCTCGTCGGTTTTTATCTCAGGGTAATCCTTGGCAACCTCACTATAATTCGCTTTGTTTATGCCATTCTCGCGCAAGTTTTTTTCAATGTATGGTTTTAGGTCAATGCCCAGTTTGTTAATCTGATTAATTCTTTCTTCATGCCCGTTATGATTAATAAAGCCAGAATAACTGCGGTTTTCGTCTGCATTAAAACCTACACTTGCTTGGAAAGCATCTTCCCAACTAGCAACCTCTTTGACTTCCTCGAGCGGTTTGGATAGCTGTTCAAACTCTTTGTTGTATTTGTCGCTAATAAAACCCATTTTACCTGTCCTTTAGCATTTTATATTTTAATTTATTTCTTTGTTTTTCTGCGCGAATAACGTCTTGACCTAATCCTTCTCTAAATGCTTTACCTGCAATTGAAGCATTTTCTCTTCTGGCTTCTGCTTGCACATTAACCCATTCTTTTTTGTAAGGTATTTTTAACCGCTTGCCATCTGCGCCCGTTAATGTTTCTGCTATATCGCTGTGATTTTGATGCTGGATATAATAATGCTCTAAGCCGCCTTCTGTGCCAGCGTACACAGGCATTCCCTCACTAATAATCATTGCCGCTTGATTATTAGTAATTGAGGCAACACCGCCTAGCTGCTCAACAAAGTCTGCGCTAAAATCCCTAAAATAACTTTCTAAATTACCGGCATCCACACCACGCGGTAATTGTGTATAGCGACCGTTCACCTCGTCAAACTCACCAGCCACCGCAATAATAGAATCTTTAAACGAGCTAGGAGTGTAAACTTCTTCACCTTTGCTATAATAATGCGCTAACGCCGCTTCACGTAAAGCCTTTAAATTTTCACCACGATAAACACCCTTAACCGTTTCTTGCAAGTCAGGCAAATACTCAGTTTGTTTTACCTTTGTAACATTGCCACTTTTAAGCTCTTCTTGACCTTTTAAGATAGCCATTCGAGTAACTTGGCTATCAGAAGTGCCAGCCCACGCCATAACGCCAGCACCTTTATTATACAACTCTTGGTATACTTTTTTCGAGCCGCTGCTTGTGCCAATGCCGTTTATTGCGTCAATGATAACTACTTGCTCTGCTGTGGTCGCATTAACTAAACTTTGAGCAAAATTTTCACCCTCTGCCGGAGAAAATATACTTTCCGTATTAACCCCGTATTCATCCTCTATTGCTTCTATTGTCGCTATCCTAGCTGCAATAGATTCACTGTTCGCCATATCTATTTCAACATGCTCAATTTTGCCTTGCTTAACAGCTAGTGCGTATGCGTTTTCTTCTGCTTCTGTGTTTAGTTTTTCATGTGCGTTTTTTATATCCACAACAGATTGCGGATCGCTTGACTCAATAACAGATAAATTGCCTACAATAGCGTCCCTTTGCTTTCGATTCATTTTTGCAAACGAAGCCAATTGCTCGCCTTGCCTATAAGCGTCTGGGTCTATCGAGCGTATGATATTTTTTTCATTGTCTGATATTTCATACCCTTTTGAAGAGCGTTCACGGAAATTTTTTAATTTTATCTTGTTTTGCGACAATACCGCTGCTTTTTGTGCGTTTGCTTTTGAAAGCCGACGATTAACACCAGCACTAGCCTTGCTATAAAAGCTATCGTATTCATCAGCCGTAGCCCAATCTGGCACGTCCTTATTGTCTTGCAGCCATTTTGTAGCCTCGTTTAGGGGCATTTTGTCTATTTGCCCGTATAACGCGTGTTCGTTAGCTTCTCGGTTTACATCGCGCAGGTTAATATCATACTCTGCTTGAGTAATTGCGCCACTTTCCAAACGCTGATTTTGTACCGCCGTGTATTTTACTATGTTGCTATCGGCACTTTCTACGTCCCCGTTTCTTGCTGATCGTGCTGCGGCTTCTGCATAAGTAACGCTTGATGATAATAATTGAGAATTAATAGCATTTGTTTGATTGGTGAATGCTTGCTTCTGAATAGTTAAACGCTGCTTGTCAGCCATTTCCCTAGCTGAGAACATAACGCTTGTTGCAAGCTCTGGGTCTACTTCTTTTTGCAAGCCAGAAAACAGCCCCTGAATTTCTGCATCATAACCCTTTACATTGCCTTCATTTTTCATAGCAATTTCATTAATGCGTGCAACATTATCCGAATCTATACCGGCAAGGTAAGCGGCTTCTAATCCTTTGTTGTGCGCCTCTGCTGCATCAGCCCCAATAAAACCAAATAGCGGTTTTTTGCGCTCAATAGAATCTGAATCCATCCCCTCTGCAACACCTTCAGCGTAAGATTGATCTCTTACTTTCTTTGCTCGCTTGGCTTTTTGTTCAGCCGACCATTGCGCTAGTGCTTGTGTAACTCCGCTTTGGCCGCCTGTTTGAAACGATGATTTTCTCATTAGTGCCTACTTGAGTATGTTTTTGTGGGAGTTTTGGCTGCTTTGGTTGTTTTGGCTGTTTTGGTTGTTTTGGTTGTTTTCATTCCCTTTGCTGCATCGAATCCCGATTTTAAAAAATTCATTCTAGCTTTCGACTTTATGCCCCTAGATTTTTGCTTTGCTTTGTAAGTAGTTGCGTCTTTTGCAGTTTTTGAACCGTAACGCTCAAAACTTAGTTGACGTTTAGCCGCTTTGCTTTCTTCGTTTGACCTGTCAACCATCATGCCGCTTTTGCGCGTCGTTTCTCGCATTGCCGCTAAAGGGCTGCCAGCAAACGCACTTACGCCACGACCTGCCGCGCCTGCTATTTGCGACCCCATAGCATCAGCCTGCGACTCTAACGCATCAGCCAGCGTTAGCTTTCTGTTTGCTTCTTCTGCTGCATATTGCGTTTCCGCATGTGCAAAGTTTGCATCTTCTTGGTAGTTTTCTATTCTCGCCTCGGATTCAATAGTTGAAGCCTGCTGATTAGCAGAATACAACTCTGCTGCTGGAGCAATCATTTCAGTCATACTTTAACCTCGGCATTAATACTCAGTATTGTCATGTGGAACGGTAAATCTTGGCTTATCGTTATTTCGGCATCACGCGAATATCCGCGCAAAGCAATCTCTTTCTGGCCTGAAAACAGCAAAGGCGCAGAAAATGCGGTACTGTCCATTGTTCTATCAGCAATGCGTACATTATTAATGGTTACTCCTGCAGAGTTATACAGTCGCAAAAAACAGCGACGAATACGCTTTTTAAGCGATACCGTAGAGCCTATACCTTCAATCTGCATATTAATAGGCAATGTGGTAATTGTCACGAAAAACGGTAGTCCTGCTTGTAAATTTGAGTACGACACTGGGAAACTGCTGCCATTGCCCAGACTGTAGCCATCACCTTTTGCTGCTACCGTTACGCCGCCAGTAAAATGAGCCATGCTAACACTTGCGCCGTTACCTTTTACCGCGCAATCAAAAAAGGTCTCACTGTCTGCCTTTTCTAAAAAGTAATTACCTGCACTTCCTTTTCCTTCCCTATGCACCAAAAGGTATAACGTATCATCAACAATAGCCGCCGACTTAACTAAACCGTCTGTTGTCCATCTCGAAAACCCTTCTACCCCTTCTGCCGCTAATGTATTTAATACCGACATATTGCCATCAGCATTAACAATGTAAACAAAGTTTGCATCTTCTGAGCTTGTGCCTTTTGATGCTGCCATTTTTACTGGACTATTTACCAAGTGCGGCGCAAGTACGGCGATATTTCTCGTTGACGTTGGTTGATATTGATTGCTAATGCTTACCGTATTTAATCGCTTACCAGTGCGGTTTGAATAAAGCACGTCTTCGTCAAGAACCACGGGAGCCGCCATTCCCGACCCCTCGTTACTTATCGAGCGAACCGTTAAACTGGGTGTGACAATATCGTCCGGCACATAAAAATGCTGTCCGGTTGTTAGTATTTGCAATTTCTTATTGGAAACTAAATGCCTTATAGCGTTTAATTGGTCAGTATCTAAAAATACTTCAATAGCTTCATTGTCTCGACCTTTGCCCAAGTTAAAATTGTAATAGTCACCAATAACAGACCCCCACATAGTAGTAGGTAAAGACTTAGAACCACCTAAAAACAAACGATTAGCGTGAAAAGTCGAGCTTGCTGGATAACCTCTAGCCGCCGACCAAACATCTTCCGCTTTGCTAACTCCTGCTGTTGTTCTTGTAGCTGCTGCGCTAAAAGATGAATTTTGCGTAAGGATCGCAAAGCCAGTTATTAAGCCATAAGGTGCTGCACTATCACCGCCAAACACAACCGCATAGGTGCTGCCCGACGCATAAGATATGGCAATACCCTGATTACCCGTATTAGGTAATGCATGTAAAGCTGATTCTATGCGGCTTTCATTTGTCGCGGTATCACTGGAATAAATGATTTCTTCTGTTAGAAAATCATCTACTGAAAGTTTGTATCTGTCGCCGTTTGTCGCGTGTGCAAAAACTAAGGATTGAACCTCGTTTGTAGGAGATGGGCTTGCGCTGTCATCAAAATTATATTGCGGTACATTACTATAAGTAACAGAATTGTAATTCCAAGCCGTATCGCTAGTACGACCTATTAACTTGGTTTCTAAATCTGGATGACAAATAATAACAGTATCAGCCGATTGCGTATAATCCAGCTCGCTAATCATTGCCTCGGTGATTGTTGTCGTTAAATAATTATTTCCGCTGCCATTAATGTTGGTTTGCAATACGCCTTGCTTATAGATATACATTCGCAACGGATAAAATACTAACAAGTACTCTAACGTATTGTTAAAACTAAATCGCTCTAGTCGCGAATTAGCATCTAAATCGTCAATATATAACGTTCCATGCCTGCGCTGAACGCCGCCTTGATGCAAGCAAACAATGTTATTAGCTTCTTTTAAACCAGAATAATAAGCATCTATATCTGTGCGGCCTATTAGCTTTGCGTCTAGCTCGCCACGATTAAGATTACTTTGAATGTTAAACGACTTAGCCATAAGGATTATCAAACGGTTTGTGAACAATGCTCACTTGTGGAGTTGACTGGCTATCTATCGCCAGACTTGAGCTTAAAGACTCGTTGTATTTTGCTTCAAATAGTTGGTTTCTGCTTGCATCTTCTGTAACAGAAATAGCAAAGTCAGCCGCGAGCTTGTATTCTAGCGTTTTTAGAATGTAAGGTGGTAAATCGCTTTCGCTTGGCCTTGCAATATAAGTTGCCACCAATTTACTATTGTTAGAATAAAGCGCATTACCTATGATTCTATAATCGCCATTAGGCTCGGTTTGCCATAACCGGATCATATCGCTAGGTAAGTTATAGCTGTAGGTATATTCAGCTATATCACTTGTAGCGTTTTTTGATAATTCTTGACTCTTTAAAGCAAACGACCACGGATGCAATGACATCACATGGTCGAATGTTGTAGCATAAAGGTTTGCGGCTGCGACATTGTCAGCCATTGCCTGTATAGGGCTTTCGCCTATCAGTATTAACGCATTGCTGCATATTGATATGTCAGTAGCCACAAAACCCCCTTAATCACCGTCGGTTTCTGCTACCGGCGTACCGTCTGAAACATCGACGACACCCGAAGCATTACTAAGAACGCTAACAGTGTTAGTTGTTGGCGCATTAGTATCAAACACGGTGATAAGGTCACGCACTTTTAAAACATCACTAGCGTCATTGAAATAACCGCTAGTATTAACAGTTGCAATAGCATCCGTTGTTTCATAAGTCCATGTAGTAGGTTGAACCGCACCATTTTGTGCGGCAAGTTTAGTTCTTACAAAAGCCATGATAGACCCCCTTATACAGTAAAGTTAATGCGTGCAACACCTTCAGGGTCAACAAGTGCTGAACCCGCTTTAAGCATTCCGTTAGAAAGCCATGAAGATTTTTGTGCAATCCAATCTACTTGAACTAATTTATCAAGTGTACCGACACAATGACCAACAGATGACTTAACAAAAGAATAAGCCTTGCCAGAACCCAAGCCGCCCTCAGCGCGACGAGAACCAATGCACACAAACTTAAAGCCCATTGCTGTAGATGACTCTAACGTACCAGCAACTAAGCCTTGAACGTTTTGGTAATCTGCGCTAGTGAGCTTTTCTTCTGATAACAAGTCCTGCAACGCTGAACCGTCAACCAAAATGGTAGGCATTTCGTCGATTTCTAAGTCAGCGTAATACTTTTTAACGCTTAATAGCTTGTCAAACGTAAACCCTGCGCTACCGTGTGCAATATCAAACGCCTGGCCGTCTGTTGCCGTGGTGTTGAAAGTAGCAGCCGCTAATTGATCAATGATTAGTTGATCTTCTTTGCGAGATAACGCCTTACCGATTGTCTGAGCTAGTTCCTGACGCTCGTCAAAATTGACAGCCGCTTGGCTGAAAATGTCTGTGAACTCAGGCGCTTCTAAGTCCAAAAGCGTAGCCGTTACATGGCTGTGGCTAATGTTCATAGGTACAACGTCAGAAGATGGTGCGCCCCGCTCGTGAGCCAAACCTTTGCCCATTACTGGGAATTTATAAGTAGCTGCTTGAATGCCAGTGCGTAAGCGCACTAGATCACGTAGGCGACCTGTGCCTTCATAGGCGTGCTTTACTTCGTTTGAAAAATCCGTGACTGCCACGGATGATAAATTAATAGACATGATGTTTTCCTCTAGTCCTAATAATAAGTATTTTTTTTACTTGGTTATCTAATTACAGGCCAAGCGTTACGCTCATACTGTAATCGGGCTTCGAGGAAGGTATCGGATCACTTGTATAACTACCATTATTACACGGTGACAAAATTTGTCAACATGTAACGCTTATTGTCACCCAACAAACTCACGATGTTGGCCTTTACATACGTGACGTTCCATCATTTTGTGGATTTTAGCGGCATATTTAGGGTCACGCATTTTGCGTTCACCCTTGCTATCCACTGCCATTTGTAACTCGTAGATTTCTTCTTGTGACATAGTAGGCACGCCAGCCGATTCAATAGGCTCTGCTGGGGCTTTACCTGCTTTATTGTCTAGCAACCATTCCAGTGCTTCTACCGCTGCGGCACTTGTCGCAAAGTCTGACAGGCCTTCTTGATGCTCTTCTGGTACGTTTGCACCAATCCAATTATTAATTGTTTCGATGCGCTTTTCGCCGTTTTCAAGTTTAGACATTTCAGCTTCTGACGCTTCTTGTTCTGCGTTATGCTCGTCTACTTGTGACTGTGCATATTGAAACAGCACTTGCTCGTAGTGTTCCTGCGTGTAGTTGTTTTCTTTAGCTAGCTTGTTAAAACTCTGTAACAATGCGCTAGTTTCGTCAAACTCTACGCCCTCAATTTCTGGCAATTCGTAACCTTCGTCCGGCGCACCGTATAGCTTGCCTAGCGATTCGTTAGACTGTTTAAGCTCGCTTAACTCGCGCCCTTTGTCGCCTAATGTTTTATTTAATTCAACGTAAGCCTGCGCTTGATCGTCAACCGTTTTGAACTTTTCTAAATGCCAATCGGGGCGCATATTATCTAACGCCTCTGCATTGGCTTCTGTAGTTGCTTCCGTGGTGGTTTCTGCTGCTTCTTCACTCATTTTGACATCCTCGCAATAGTTGCATTAATTTGTACAATAAAGTTTTTGTGACCTGCGCTAAATGCTAGTCGTTGTGGGTCTAAGTCTGAATCAACGCTATGCAATAGCTCTTCATTCCAATGTGCTAGTAACTTTGCACCGTTTTCATTGGCGCGAAATACATCATTAATTAATAAATCATAATCACTGTACTGGCTGTTCATCTTCGCCCCCTTGCATTGCGCCCTGTAACGCTTGCCCAATTTGTTGTATCTCTTGCTTGTTGCGTATTAAGTTAGAAGAAACGCCAAGCATTTTTGCGGTCTTGCTTGGTATATCTTCAATCTTGAGCGTGCCAGCCATAAACATAGCCGCCATTTCCGGTGGTAACGTCTGCGCTATGCCCTGCAAGAATCCGATATACGTTTGCAGTGATTGGAAATCCTCCAGCTTTTCAGCTTGTGCGAGCGGCGATTGAAATACAATTCGCACCTCATCACCCCCAATCTTAAAGTCTGGGAGTAAACCGCGACCTTTTAAGATTGCAGTAATAGACTTGATAATCGGGTTCATTAACTCATTTTTTAGCCGCCCAATCGCTGCGCCCTGTGATCTAAGCATTTCCTGCTGTCGTATCATTTGTTCAGTCGCGGTTTTGGTTGGGTCTGTAATATCGCCCATTGGATTGATGTATAACGCCTTTTCTAAAATATCGCGCATTTCAGATACAAGCATATTTCCAAGTCCGACATCGCCGGCACGATCTAACGCTCTTAACGTTGGGTTGTTGCTGTCATTTGTCGGGACTGGAATAATCGAAGCAGGCGCAAGCCGCGCAGTGTACGGATTAAAGCCGCCGGCAGTAACGCCGGTATAAACTCCGCTTACATTTAGCGCTGCGTTTTGTAACGTGTACTGTTCCACTTTGTTTAATCGTCGAATTAACGGAAGCATACGCAATATAACGCCACGCCCTAGCACATCTCCAGAATTAACAGATTCTCGAAACGGAATTAAAAACTTGTAATCTCTTGGCTCTTCAAAAATCGGATTGTTTTTATATGACACGACTAGCTTATATTCCTTGCCTTCTTTAATCTGCGATATACAGATTTCAATCTCGCAATAAGGATCATTGCTTAGCTTGTCACGCAAACCATCAGGCAACTGAGCCTTAGGCCACGTGTCTACAACGCTTTGCAATTCCATAGTGATAGTTCTGTGAACATTCTCAATAACGCCCTTAACCGCCTTTTCGGGTGCCATCTGGTAAGCAGGTACGCTTGTAAAGTAAAACGGTTGCTCGTCAGTGAGCGGATTTTCGTCTATCTGAATGTAGCCCGTAGAAATTAAGCAGTCTTGCAGCGACGGGTTGATTTCAGTATCAAAATTACTTTGCTGAAAATAACTGTAATAAACATCCGTGGCTTCACTCAAGGCATCGTCTAGCTGTTTTGCTTCGTCCTCTTCGTATTGTTCGCCGCTGGCGAATGAGTGCCATTTTTGCTGCGGCGGCATCAATGCGCCTTGCATACGATTAGATGCTACTACTACGCCATTGACCGCTGTCTCGTCGTAAATATGCGTGTTTTCTTCTTTGCCGCGTGTGTTTTGATTCCAGCCATTTTTTTCAGGAATGACATAATCGTAGGCCACTTCAAGCATTGACCGAAAATTATCGGCGTTTGCCTTTGCCTTTTGTATGCGTTTTTTTAGATTCATTTTAACCACCTAGACCTTTGCGCTTATTGCTTGAGCTACCATTGAGCGTACCAGCTTGCAGTAGACTCTGCCTACCTTGAGCCTTTGTAGTGCCGGCCGCCTCTTTTTCAGCACGTTTTACAGCACTGCCAAACTTTGCTTTTTTCTCTGCTTCTTTAGCTGCTTTTTCTGCTTTAACCTCTGCACCCTGCTTTGCAACACTCTTAGCAACCCCGGCTATTTTTTCCGTCATATCAACCTCCTAGTCTGTTACTGCGAATTAAACTACGCTTACCGCGTCGCTTAGATGATAAAGATGCTTTTGCTGCATCATCTGCTGCCTCTGCACCGCGCAACGACTCTTGCTGACCTCGACGCTGCTCTTCTTCTTTCGCTTTTGTTTCTAGCTGTTTACGCTTTGCAGAATCTTGCCTTGCTCGCTCTTCTGCTTTTTTTGCTGCTTTGCGCCCCTTTCTTGCTGAGTCAGCCCCCATAAGTGCCGGTATTACCGCTGTCATAATTAAACCCTCTTCAAGTGTTTATATAGCTGATAAGGCGTTAAAATAAAATGCTTTCTAACGCCAATTAAGTATTTCACAACACCCACGCAACTATTAACGTTTAGCGTGTGAGCTAGACCTTTATCTATTACGCTTTCATACTCAATAACAGTGCAGTTATCGGGTAGTAAGTCCTCGATCGTGTTTTCGATTGCTGATTCTTGCGTGATACTTAGTTGATTCCAGCCCCCG